CCCTCTAAGAGGATCCAAGATGGCATTATCAAGAGTCTTTCCTACATTAGAAATGTAGCTGCTATTAAATATAGCATCAATTTGTCTAGATATACCGTCAAATACTGTATCTTCAGGAATAGCTCCAATAGCTCTACCCCTATTAGACCCTGAAAGTCTTAGCAATCTTTGAATAAAACTATTTTGTTCTTCCTGACCTGTAATATTAGCCGCAGAGAAGAAAGAAGTTCGTTCAAGACCTTCGCGAACAGGAAGCTTTGATAAGAAACGGATATAGTCTTTTACAGTTCTGTCAAGAGACTTTTTAGTTTCTTGAGAAAGCTTTTCATTGTTTCTAAATGCTTCACGTTCAGCCGAGTTTACAGCTTCAGCAACAGTATTGCCATATTCTTTTAGCAATTCATATTGTTTAACAGTAAGCTCTTCAAAATCGATAGTGTCTTGAAGACCACCAAAGTTTAAGAAATAATCGCCAATCTGTCTGGAATCAAAGCCACCTAAAATTTCCTTCTCACGAGCTACACGACCTGTAGGAGCTAATCCAATAAGCGCTCTAGCACCATCATAAGCATTCTGTAATTTCTCAAAGAAGGTCTCACCTGTTCCAAAGAAAGCTACAGCTAAGAGACCAGCTCCGCCAGCTACAGCTGCAATTTTTAGAATAAACGGTGAAACAAGACCTAAGAGAGCTTTACCCAGCGAACCTATTACTGAGAGTATGCCTAAGAACAACCCTTTAATATTAGAGCCAATTGCGCCAAGAGTTGATACGATTGCACCTACTGTAGACTTTAGAGCATTTCCAAAGTCCTTCAAACGTTTCAAGGAGAATGCATCTGAGATAACTTCGCCAAGACCAGCACCCGCTGCGGCTGCAGTTGCTACTGATGCACGTTCTGCTCTACGACCTCTAATATCAGAGATAGCCGCACCAAGACTTAGTGTCCTGACACCCTCAAACAATGTTTTGAGATCAGTAAGAACTCCGCTAAGACCGCCAAAACCTGCTTTAACTGCCCTTGCAGACACTACAATTGCAGCTGCTAGTTTCTCATAAAAGGCACCAATACCGCCAATCAAAGCAAACATGCCGTTAGAAATATTTCGAACAACAGTCTGGAATGGTCCAAAGGCCTTGGCCATACCTGTTCTAAATTCTTCTACAGCAGCTTTAGCGCCTACTACAAAGGCACCACTCTTAGCTTCACGTTGAATAGCTGCCTTCTGAGCCTGGAGGTAAGCTTCATATTCACTAGAAATAATTTCAGGGTTATCTCCAAATACTGCTCTTAGAGTATTTAGCTTAACTTCCCTTTGTGGAGCTGCTTGCTCCCAAAGTTCTGCAAAGTTTTGTTGTGCAAAAGCTTTATAAGCCGAACCAAAGGCAGCAAAACTAGAACCTAGAACTTTTACAGATGCAACAGCTGCACCTAGAACAGTCGTGAGTACTACAAGTTTTCCAGCTTCACTAACAAGATCAGCAATAGCTGTAGATGCTCCATCGCTTGCAAAGGCAAATGTAGAGAACAAGCCACCTGTAATCAAAATTAGACTTAGATTTCCACGAATAAGCCCAAACATGCCATTGAGACTTGTTACAAAATTGGCCAGTGCTGTTCCAGAAACTCTGCGAAGTACTGCGCCGAAATCAGAAACAGAGCTAATTAAACCGTCTACAAGCACAGCTTTAGACGTAACTTTTAGCTTGTCTAATGACTTTCGCAGATTGTCAAGACCTACAGGTTTTATGTTAAAGGCTCGCTTGAACTGTGATGACAGCCCTGCAAATGATCCAAATTTCTTAGGATCACCAAGTAACAGATCAGTCAATGAAATAGCGCCATCAGCATATTTTGCAGTATCTTGCTTAAAGCGTCTAATGTATCTGTCAAGAGATTTCTTGAAGCTATCTCTCTTGAAACTACTGAACTTTTTCAAAGGATCTGCTTTTGCAGCACCACGACTAAGCAAAGATTCCCAAGCTTTTGCAATTGAATCTATAGCCCCTTGTCCAAGCAACATTCTCGTGATAGATTTTGCAATTGCAGTACCTATCTCACCGCCTGCTGTAAACACCAAACGCGCAAAGCCTTTACCACCTAGTGCAGATGCTAATGCTAATCCTATTCCACCTATGATGGCTTGACTTGCTGATATACCGTCAAGAAGACCTGAGGCAAAAGCTGCAATAGAGGCAATACCTAGAGCATTAAAGTTAACACCGCCTATTGTAGCAATTCTAGGTAGCACGCCTCTCCAAGCATCTATAGCATTGTAAGCTACAACTTGAAGAGCTTTGAGTTTCTTTTCAGCAAACAATATGTAAGTTATAAGAGCGCCTATTGCCCCTGTAATAATTACGTTATAGTTCAGAGTCAAAGTTCTAATAATACCATCTAGGATATTTCCAAACAAACCAAAGCTACTAAATATACTACTAAACAGAGTAGGTAGTGCTGTAACTATTGTTGTAAAGGCATTAGAAAGACCTTTCAACAGGTTTTCTGTAAACGACTGAATAACACTATCAGAAATAGCTAGTGTTTGATTTAAGAACGGGTTCTTTTCATTGTTGGCTGAAATATCAAACAAGCCGCTAAAGAACAGTGTTCCTCCCAGTTTAGCTATAACACTTTGTCTTGTAATAAGGAAAGCTGATATGAAAGCTGCACTCAAATTAGATGAGAGCTCTTTGGCGATACCTGTCCAGTTTGCCGTAGAAATTGTAGAAACTACTGAACTGACTCTAGCAATCAGATTAGTAAATAGATTACCAACCGTCTGATCTAGACTTCTAAAAGTATTCTTTATAGTTGCGGCAAATCTTGCAACACGACTTTCACCAGAAATAAGTTCATTTGCTTTATTATTTACACCGTCAACAAGATCAGGCCAATAAGAGTTACCTACAACAGCATCATACACATCAAAGAAATAGTCTTTTACTTTCTGAGTAAATGATTTAACGGCTTCTAATGCTTTATTGAAAGAAAGATCGCCTATAGTTTTTGCCATTCTTTGCATAAAGCCATGGACTGCAACCTTTGCACTAGCTAGCGGCTTTAAGATTAAATCTTCAACTAGACTACCTAGATCTAAACCCTTATAAATAGTGCTTGCAAAAGACGTAAATAGACTCTTGATGAATTCAAATACTTTAAAGAAGTCTCGGTAATCAATTTCAAGACTGCCTTCAAGTGTAAAAATGTCTTTTAATAGACTTGTCCCTTGAATAACAGCAGCCCTAATACCTTGAAGAACAGTTACAATAAAACTGCCAAGAATACCACCGATACCTTTTGCAACATTGTCACCAAAGCGATCTGTAAAATACTCTACAATTACAGACAAGTTCAGCTTAATAGTGTTAAGTGCTAATGTTGTATAGCGATCAACATATGTTTTGAATACGTCACGATATACTGTACTGATAGCTCCGCCAATTGTCTGCAAGTCTTGAAGAATTTTGTCAACACGAAAGAATCTTACAGAGAAGAAACGCTGATCCATCAAGTTTAATGATATCAATACGCCTTCTACAGATTTCTTAAGCTTAAGGTATTCGACATTTGCATCTTCAATCCAAATATCCCAATTTTGTCTAGCCCCTTTCTCTCGCTCATTGTTCAGCAATTTCAGATTAGTTACAAAGTCTGAAATACTATCCGAACGAAATAGCCTAGACCAAGCTCTCTCAATGTTAGTATCTCTTTCCCAGAATACTAAATACTCATTTATATTCTGAATAGCTCTCAAGAAAGGAACAACTGAGCGGTTTACAGCAATATCCATCTGCTTCTGGAAGTCAACAATAGCAATACCAGCTTGATGTATTAATCTGTAAACAGGCGTAAGAATACTACCAAAATATTGAGAAATATTTACAGCTGTAATTTTGAAGAATCTAAACAGCTCTTTTACGGCTTCTGCGGTTTGAATAGCAACAGATCTGAATGTTACTATTTTAGGAATCTCAGCATCTATGCTACCAGTGCTGTCAATAGATTCATTTGTTACACCAAAGTCTCTGAGCTTCTTGCGTTCAGATATTTGCTCTTTTATAAGAGCATTAGTGCCTACAAGATTATCACGTAATTCTTTTGTTTCTGTGTATTTTCTGTAAGCATAAAAAGGGTCTATAGGCGATGCCATTACAGCGTCTAACGCAATTTTAGCATTAGTCAAACTTAAGAAATTACGCTTAAATGTATCTGCAGCTGTCTTAGAACTCCCACTGAAAGCAATAAGACTTAAAGTGGCTCTCTCAAAAGCATCTGTTATAGCAACAATACGTTTAGAAAAGCCTTCACTAAAACCAGATATACGATTGAGATTTCCAAAGAACTGAGAAATACGAGAATTCATCTGTTCTATGGCTTGTTCAGCTGTAAGAACTGTTTTCTGGAAATCAGCACCTACCGATGCTTCCATTTTAAGGAAGTTTGATAAAATCGCTTCAGTAGTAATCTGTCCTGTATCTGCAAGTTTCTTTAACTCTCCACGAGTCTTGCCAAAACTTCTGGCAAGCAAGTCAGCCGTGTATGGCAACTGCTCCATTACTGACAAGTATTCTTGTCCACGAAGCGCGCCAGCAGATAAACCCTGACCCAACTGTACAATTGCAGACTTTGCAGATTCTGCAGAAGCACCAGATAAGGCAACAGACTTTTGAATAATGCTCATTACACGTTCAATATCACCTACAGATGTTAAGCTACTGCTAAGTGATTTTCGAAGTGTAACATATAGCTGTGTAGTACTTGCAAGATCTACACGGTTTTCTCGTGATTGCTTGTTAAGTCTTTCAAATGTAGAGATAAGATCCTCTGTACCATTTGTAACAAGCTTTAGTTTGTTTTCAATCTTAGTAAGATCATCAGATGTCTTGTTTAGAGCATTAGCGCCCTTAATTGCAAGAAATGCACTACCTAATGCAACAACAGAGGCAATAGTACCTTTTAGTGCAGCCCCTAGGCCATTTGCACTATTTGAAGCATTCTTCATGCTTTCAGTACTTTGCTTTCCAAAGTCTTTAATGTTTTTAGTAGAGTCTTTTATAGGTTTATTAAGATCTTTAAATCGTTTAGCGGATATGCTATCGATTGCAGTTCCTGACTTGTTTGCACTGCGAAAGACTTCAGCTAGCTTTTGATTAAGCTTTGAGAGGTCTTGCCGCGCACGGGTAGAGTCAGAATTTACATCTAACTTGACACCAGCCATTAGTTGCTCCTATTAAAATCCCCTACACAATAAGTATAGGGGATATGTTATGTTTCCTGAACAATTAGACCATTAGCCTTAATTCCAGGAGTGCTTAAGACAGTTTTTTCAATGAAATGCGAAGGCGCTTGTTGTGAAGAGCCTTTGTTTAGATAGCTAATATGCTCTGCTGTGTTGATAAGAGAGTTCCCCGAGATTTGCCAAGAATCTCTTGCCTCGCCAGTATCAACAGGTGTAGCTTCTTTAAGTTTTAATAGAAGCTCTTTCCTCATAGCATCTTCAGCTTCTTTAACAGCCTTCTTTAGATCTTTATCAAGATCAAAGTTAATAGTAGTTTCAATCAAACTTTATTTTCTCCCCATCTTTAGCTCCGGCTATCTTGTTAAACAACACAGAAGCTTGAAGATTTTTAGTAGAGATCATTCCGTCTTTCACTTTCTCATCTGCTAATTTCTTCATAGCAGCTAGACTAGCAAATATAGAATGAGGCTTTTCTTTGACGCCTTGTGCCTGTAAGAGTTTATAGGTTCGGTCGTCTTCTCGCCAACCAACAGGTCTTTGATTGAAGTAGTCTACCCAAGCAAGCAATTCATCATATGGCATTTCTGCCTCAAGCTTATATACAGGTAGCCTCAGATGGTATGCAATCTCATAGATTACAAGCTCTTCTTCGGTTAAGCCTTTGGGTCACCACCCAAGCCAGAGAACTTCATAATTTCATTAGAAAGTTTAGACAGCTCATCTACAGGGAAACCGTTGAAGTCTTCTTCTGAGAGGTCAGCAGCATCTGCCACTGCAAAGCCAATAATAGTAGCAACTAGTTTGAACTCAGAACCATCATCTTCGGTAGCACTCTCATTTTCTTTAGCAAGTGCTTGAATCTCTTTAATCTCAGAAACAGTAAGTTTTGAGATTTCAACATCTTCGCCCATGAATTTTACTTTCTTTGTCATGCGCTTATTAATAAGTGATTTAAAAGACATTCTATTATTTCCTTTATTGGCATTCTGCCGATTGCTTCGTGATTTTTGATCCTTTGAACCCTTCGGGATTCGCGGCTTGGAAGTCATCAATTTGCTTCCTCATACTATGAAGATCTGATAGAGTCTGAAAGATCTCTCTATTCTTTTCAGGATCCTCCTGAAACTCAGATACACGTTCAAAAGTCTTTCGAATGCTGAGATCTATACACTCTCGAATATGCATTGCCGTTAGACCTAATACAAATGAACGGCTAAACGGTTTCTTAAACTTTTTATCCGACATTATTTATTATTCCATTATAAAAAGGGAGACCTAAGCCTCCCCTATTGTATTACTTCAACTATTAGGTAGCAGAAGTGTAAGTGTATGCACCGTAGAAGTCAGACTGTACAGTGATAGTTACTGTAGCAGTGTTAGCATCAGTCAGGTTTGGTGTAACCTGTAGTGCTTCAATCTTGCCGATCCAGTAGTAAGAAGAGTTCTCTACTGGGCTGGCAATAGTACCGCCGATTTCACCGTCAGAAGCACCGTAAGCAGGTGGCTCTGAGTTCAGAAGAGTGAAACGGAAAGTGTACTGATTACCATCACCAACCAAATCGCCAAGATCTGAACCAGCTGCCCAATCAGAAGCCACGTAGTTAACAGTGATTTCCATAGAAGGAGCATCAGCCTGACCCTGAATCTGCTGAGAGGTCGCAGAACCGTATACAGGAACGTTTACAACGTTAGGTGGTGTACCCATTGCTGGGAATTCACGAACGTTCTGAATGCGGAAAGTGGAAGTTCCAAAATCAGCAGTTTCAAACAGAGCTTGGAAAGCAGACTGGTTACGAGCAGTTTCTGCAAGAACAGGAGCTGTAGATACAGAAAGGTCAGAGTAAAGACCAGCACCGATAGATGAAATATGAGACATTATAGTACTCCAAAGTGGTTAAAGTTGATAGAGTAAGTAGCCATACCTAGGCTTGTGTTTACTCTATCTTGTTTTATAGGTGAAAAGTTGCTTCCTTTGAATTGGGTAGTACCCGCACCTGTATTGAAGCTTTTGCCTGATAAATGAATATCTAGCAAGTCGGCTATCTCTGAAGAACGCTTTGGTCCCAAAGAGATTAAGGTGAATATATCAACTATAACAATACCAGAGGTTGAAATCAGATTTACACCTGAACCACTAGGAATAATATCTATTCGAATAAATTCAGTACCTGGATTATCAGGTACAACGCTGGAAGGGTATGTTAAAATTCCCTCATCTGTCCAAGCTTGCATGGCAAACACACTGAATATGTCGTTTTGCAAGTCAATGTACTTACCCATAATTACGCCTCCTTGAATACTTCTAAGAGTGTAATATAGTTACGCTCTGCAATTACTGTGCCAACTCTATAGACTGTAGCATCAATTGTTACTGTGGAAAAAGATGACATAGGAGCAACATCAGAAGACTTGAACAAAAGTTGAAGTTTAGATGTAGAGTCCTTTTTGTTATCTTTAATAACAACTGCCTTAACACTTACAGCAGGATCGGTTGTAGTTACAGGATCACCAGTAGCAAAGTCAAAACTAGCTACTGAATTGCGGGTAAAAGTTACATCTTCAGCCAGATCTTTTAACTTATTAAAAGCCAGCGTTAATTTGCTATCGATTAACGCTTTGTAAGACATTAATTCGCCCTCCACCATGTAGAGGTGCTACCACCACCGCTTCTCAACGGTTTTACTATTCTACTAATAAAAGAAGGAACATTTGGAGTGTTAGTCAAGCCCTCAAGAATTATATTACCTACAGTAATATTATCTACAGAACCTGTTTCATCCAATAGCCCATCATTATTTAATAGATGATAGCCTAATTCAAAGGTTGCTCTTGTGATACGTTCAGGTATCTCAGTGCCTTCCAAATAAACAACATAACCCATTTTAGGATCATTGTAAGAGCCTACTCGTGGAAAGGCAAGAGTTTGGGATTCATCAGCAATCACTCCTACCCATGCTAGATCGTCTAACATAGCTGTTGCTGTTACTAGTGCTGCTTCTTTTGAGGCGTTATCAGCAGCCGACCATGCAGCCACATCTAACCGAGTCCCAAAGAAAGCATCAGCTTCTGCAACATCAACATAGGAGTTTGTGTTTTTAACGAGTGCCATAAGAATCCCTCCTTAAATTAGGCGTGGAATACAGGCAGGATACCCAAAGACAGTGCAGAAGCAGTCTTACGAGTCCAAGTACCAACAGTATTAGCCAGAGTAGTATCTGTAGCCTGTGCTGTAGCAACATCTTCAAAGTTAGAAGCTGAACGTACAACACCAGTGTAGCTAGCATTGGTTGGAAATGCTTCTTGATTACCAGACCAGTCGTAACCGCCAGCATGAAGAACATAACCCCAACGACGCCAAATCTGAGTTTCACCACCACCGAGGTAACTAGAAGCTTTACGCTCAATTTCAGTAGGCATTGGAACATTAAGAGATGCCATTTCAATTGCACCTGGACGGACAATGAAAGAAGTCTTAGTACCAGCGATATCTACACCAGCGCCAGCATTCAGAGCATTCAACTCAGCAGAAGAGAAAGACTGAGTAGCACGAGTCTGGATTAGACGGAACTTGCCTTGGAAGATAGTGTTGAATTCAATAGAACCATCACGTACACGATCTTGATCAACCAAGTTAGCAGAACGCAGTGAAGCGTATACTTCTGGAGACACGATCAGGTAAGCGTATTCTGGCTCGTAGTCTTTGAATGCTTTACCGAATGCCTGAAGGAAGCTTTCTGCACGAGCAGCACCCTGTGAAGAAGTAGTAGCCGCAGTAACAATAGCGTTAGCACCCATGTCTACGTAGAAACCGTAGCGCTTGTCAGTAGGATCGTTTTCGAAAGTCTGACCGCCAAGACCTGCCTGACCAGAAGCAGCAGCTGCACCGTTCAGAGCTTCAGACATAGCAACACCTTTCAATACAGAAAGGATAGCATCATGTTCGTCCTGTGCTTGGTGTTCACCAAAGTCACGACCGATTTTAGCCAGACCGTCAACCTGAGTAACAACTTCCTGCATGTTGACTTTCTTCGCACCGTAAGTACGAACAGTCTTGATGTAACGCAGGTAATCAGTTTCGTAGCTGTTGTAAGAGCCATCAGCAGCGTTAGTCAAAGACGCAACGTTGATAGTAGCATCAAAAGGTTTGTTCCAACGAACCTGACCAATGAAGGTTTCAGTAGAAGTATCGATCTGAGCGTTACCGCCTACAATACCAGTACCAGACAGTTTCTTAGCATTAGTGTATGCTTCATCAGAGTAAGCAGACAGGGCTTCTTGCAGTACGTAAGTATCTGCACCAGCCAAAGTAGTTTGTACAGCCATTTGTTAATATTCCTATTTGCGAAGTTTACCTTCAGCAGCTAAGCGTAACACTTCATCTTGACTCATACTGTAAAGAGAGTTAGAAGTAGTGGCACTAGGATTTGAAGGAGTGGGTGTGATTGTACCTGCACCTGAAGATGCTTTCTGCTTAAACAAAAAGGCATTATCATCACTCTCAGAAAATGTTCTTACAAAGTCAGAAACAGAAACACCAGATTTATGCACCCAAACACCGTTCTCATTCTGCACAAGATCTGAGATCACTTCTTGGAATGCCATATTCTTGGCTTTAGCAGTTCGAAAATCATATTTGGCAAGTTCACTATTTACATCAATGTCTCTTGTGAGTTCTACATTGCGTTTCTCTAGTGCTTCTCTACGTGCCTTCTCTTCGGCTAACTGCATTTCATAAGCTTCTTTATACTTGCCTTCTTCCTGAAGACGAGCTAATTGGGCTTCTTTTTCTTTCTGTTCAAATTCAGCCACTTTACTAAGGGCTTCATCTCTTGCAGAATAAGCGTTATCAAGTTTTTCCTTAATAGGCTTCAATGCTTCTGCAATTTTTTGATTTAACACATTTTCTGGAATATCTACAACAGAATTTTCTTTAGGAGCTTCTTTTGGAGCCACAGACTCATTTACTTCAGCTTCATTTGTTTCTACTGTATTATCGATATTATCTTCTGGCATTTATATAACCTCTGAGCACAGCTCAATAAAATGTAAAGAGTACAACTCTTCTTAAAAATTTTGTTTAAAAAGCAGGGGACGTATCTAGCCTTTATTAGGCATATTTCCCCTGCTCTTAGAAAATTAATGAACTTAAAACAACGATAAACTTTGTTCTAAGGGGTTAACACCAGTGTTTCACTTCTGGTGAACCTATTCTCTTTAATTTAACGGGTTTGTAAGTCCATGATTCATATGAAACGGTGCTAACCACCAATACCATACCAGTTTCTATCATTTGAAAAATCATCTAGAATCAAGTCTTCTAAAATATCTTTAGCTTTTAAGATGTCTTTGTCTGTTAGAGTCTTTCCGTCTATCTTAGACCGACCTGGAACAGGGATTAGACCTATATCTATAGCTTCATTTCTATACTGATTGTAGAGATCATTAGGTAATCCACGATTACGCATTTCAGTCAGTGTTTCTTGAATTACGTTTCTTTCCATAACATCTGCATAAATTTCTCTGAGAGCTTGTTTAGCCTTCAATGAATCAGCAGCATTAGTAAAGAATGCATCGTGAATTGTACTTGTAGGTATTTTATTGTCAGAACCCCATAAGTGGAAACGCTTAACAATTACAGCATCATTAGAGTGGTTAGCATTTACACCGTAGGCTGTTCTAGCCTTAGTAGCATCTGCTATATCATCTATTTTGCCTGAAGCATTAACTAACTGTTCCCACCAAGTGGCTTCTGTCTTCTGAGGCACTTGTACAATATTAGTCACCCAATTGCCGTTCTTATCCTTGTAGCGTAGCCTTTCTTCAAATATTTGGGAGTAGTTCTGCTCTAGAACTTTACCATCAAAATTTACAAAAGGTACATTTGTCCAAGATTTAGGTAGCTTGTTGGCTGTAAATACTTCAATACCTCCTGTATCTTTCAATTCAGGTATAATATCATACTTAAAGAATTTAGCACCAGTTCGTCTTGTTGTTGCAGCATCTGCACCGAAAAGTAATTTGTACAGTGTTCCATTCTTTTCGAACCCTAGACGTTCAAATGCCTTAATTGAAATCGTTTTAGTTTCGGTAGAGTTTATCCCAAGAAGTTTTCCTAGAGTTGTATTTCCTGCTACTTTAACACGATCTCTCTTCTCGCCAAAAAATGCTAATTCACCTACAGTCTTCCAATCAAATGCAGATTTAGAAGGTTTGGCATTAGCTAGGAAGTCTTCTGCAAGACGACCAAAGAAACGAGTAAAGGACTTCAATATAGGTGTTCGCTCTTCCATGTACTCTGTCATTATCACAGCAATTTGCCTAAAGTCTTCAGGAGTAATTACTTTGCCATAAGAATGGGACATCTTCTCTACAAGCTCTCTTGTCTTAGGATCTAAAAACCATAATTGTTCCATGATTTCTTGACTAGGACTTACACCTTTATTAAAGACATCCTTTACATTCTGACGTAATGCTCTAAGCTCTAAGGTTATTTCTGGATCGACTTTATCAAAACGAGCAATACGCGCTGAAATGTCAGCTAAGACCTTTTCACGATCTGTAGCTGTTACTACGAGTACGTCATCTGCTTTACCAAGAATTTTAGAAAGTTTGCCTTCTACATTCATTACACCAGTTCTAGCACCAGCCCCGTATAGCGCCACCATTATCTTAGCTTTAGCTGCTTTACGTAGATCCTTCTCGTTAAGTCCTAATTTTTCATTAAGACGTTTAAACCTAGGATCATTGAAAGTATCTCTAGCTATTTCATCGTAAAGACGTTTCTTTTGGTTGGTAGGTACAACATTAGAAAGTTCTGCCAACTGCTTGTTACGAGTAGTAAGAGCAATAATCTGGGCTCCAGAAGAAGAAGCATCCTGTTCTATT